GGTGGTGGCGGATTTATAGACTCAGAAGGTGAAGGTAGCGGTACTAAGGATATTGTTGCGGGAACGGTTGCTTCTAAAACATTGACTATGGTTGGTCTTGGTACAGGAGCAGAAGCATATACTGGATATGTTGCTGATGGTGCTATTAGATTTATTACGGTAACTAATCGTGGTGGTGGATATTCACTTACTCCACGAGTTGCAATATCATCTGCTCCTTCAACAGGAGTCAATGGTATTGGTACAGCAACTATGATTGGTGGTGTTGTTGCATGTAATTTGAATGTTGATCCTTCAAACAAATCAGTACAAAGTGTTGAGATATTAAATCCAGGTATGGGTTATACAGGAGCACCTGGAGTAAGATTTGTTGCACCACCCACAGGTGGAGCAGGTGCTGCTGGAACAGCGACAATTGGTGATGGTGTAGTTGGTATTATTACCATAACTAATGGTGGTTCTGGATATACAGTGGCATCTAAACCACTAGTAACCTTTACTGGTTCTGCTACTGTATCCGCCGCAGCAACAGTGGTTGTTAGTTCTGCGGGAACAATTAGTCAAATTCGTCTTACAAATTCTGGACTTGGGTACACTACACCACCAACAATTACATTTGCTAATCCACCAGTTACAGGCACAGGATCTTATTCATTCAACGAAATAGTAACTGGACAGACTTCTGGTGTTACTGCCAGAGTTGTTAAGTGGACAGATTCAACAAGAAGATTAGAAGTTTCAAATTATACTGGCAATTTTGATGTTGGAGAAACAATTGTTGGAACAGCGTCTTCCGCAAGTTATGAGTTATTCTCTTCAGCTCATACTAGTGCTGATACTGGTTCTGGTACTGTTGGTGGGTTTGGTGTAAATGATGAAATAGAAGAAGCAGCAGATGGTATAATCGATTTTAGCGAAATAAATCCCTTTGGGATGCCTTGATAAATAAAATATAAGAGGACTCTAAAAAAATGTTTGAATATTTTTATCACGAAATTTTTAGACGAACCATTATATCTTTTGGTTCTCTATTTAATGACATTAAAATAAAACATGACAATGCTGATGATGTAGTAACATCTCAACTTAGAGTTCCTTTGGCTTATGGTCCAACTCAAAAATTCTTAGCCAGACTTAAGCAATCTCCAGATTTAAACAAATCTATTGCTCTTACTTTGCCGAGGATGTCATTTGAGTTTATTGGATTGCAATATGATCCCTCAAGAAAAGTCACTACTACGCAAAGATTTACAAAAGGATTAGCTGCTGATAAGACATCTATATCAAAAGCATATATGCCAGTACCATATAATATGACTTTTGAGTTGTCAATTATGACAAAATTGAATGATGATATGCTCCAGATCGTTGAGCAGATTCTTCCTTATTTTCAACCATCTTATAATATGACAATCAATTTATTGGAAACAATAGGAGAAAAAAGAGATATACCAGTTATTCTTGAAAGCATTGTTTCAAAAGATGATTATGAAGGTGATTTTACTACAAGAAGAGCATTAATTTATACTTTGAGATTCAGTGCAAAGACATACCTATTCGGTCCTATCAGCACTGCTACTGCCGATATCATCACAAAGTCTACTGTTGGATTTATTGCTGGAAATCTTTCCGGTACAGTTCCAGACAGAGATGTTTCATACTCCACTGAAAGAAGAGCACTTAAGAATTATAGTGGTCAGATTCTTACTGTGTTGATGGACGATGTGGCTGTTGATGACACTGTAATAAAAGTAGTAGAACCTGATAATATAACTGTAGATACATATATTGATCTGGATGGTGAGGAAGTGTATGTTAAATCTGTTGGTACTGATAGTATTACAGTATCCAGAGGTCAAGATGGAACTACTATTACTACACACTTAAATGGAGCAGAAATTAAATCCATTACAGCGGCCGATGCTGATCTCATTCCAGATGGAGATGACTTTGGATTTAGTGGTGCATTCGGATGAAAATGACAAAAAAGTTTGATAGATTAAATAGAGAATTTGATATTGAAATGGATATTAATGAATCAGAATCTAACGTTATTACCGCAGATATAGTTGAGGCACCGGAAGAACAAGTTGGCGTAAAGAGACCCGATAGACTTACTCAAACTGATATCACAAAAGATTACGAATATACAAGAGGTAATCTTTACAGTATAATTGAAAAGGGACAAGAAGCAATTAATGGTATTCTTGAACTTGCTCAAGAAAGTGAAATGCCTAGAGCATATGAAGTTGCTGGACAACTTATTAAGAGTGTTTCTGATGCAACCGATAAGTTAATGGATCTTCAGAAGAAATTAAAAGAAGTAGAAGAAGAGAAAGAAGTTAAAGGACCAACAACTGTAAACAATGCTTTATTTGTAGGTTCAACGGCAGAACTGTCAAAATTACTTAAGTCAAATAAAGCAGAGCAGGAAGAACTAAATAATTAGAAAAGATCATGACAGTAAAGTCCGGTATTCATTCCGCGATACCATCAATTAATATTACAATACCTCAAGGTGCTGATTACAATGAGGAATTTTTCTATACCTACAATGATGGTTCAGCAGTAGATCTTACTGGTTATGCAGTAACAGCTTCTTTAAGAAAACATGTTAGTGCTGCTGCGTCTACAGGATTTAGTTATGTCGGTATTGCTTCTTCTGCAGGTGGTAAAGTTAAACTTGAAATGAGTGCCGCTGTTACTGGTATTGTAACTGAAGGTCGATATTTTTATGACGTGAAGATGACATCTGGTAATGGTACTGTAATAAGATTGGTAGAAGGAAACGCCTTAGTCCTTGCCGGTATATCCTAGGAGAAATATAAGTGGCATTAAAAAAACCCTCAGAACTTTTTAATAAAATTGAAATCAATCCTTTTGAAGAGGTGAAAAGTTCTTATAAAGAGAATAATGTCTCTACTATTGATGAAGCTTTTAGTGCATTTCAAACAAATGTAAATCACATTCAATCGTTAAATGATTTTACACAGACATTTGGAACTTTTAGTAAGAATGTAGAGAAAATACAGGATATATCAGAAGAAATTGAAGAAATAAAGGAAGATATTGATTCTCTTGCTACAAAAGAGAATTTAGATGATGCTATGACAGCACATCTACTTTATGTTAAGGATAGTATTGCTAAAGTAGAAGAAGGTATTGAAACTTTAAATACAAAGTCTATTTTCAAAATTAAAAATGACTTTTCATCTTTAGCAGAAAAAGTAAATAATTTCTTAAGTGTTGATGCATTACAATATAAGAATGATCTTTTAAGAAGTGAGAATAGAGTTGATTCTAATTTTGGAAAATTAAAGGATCTTTTAATTTCTGAATCTGAAGATCTTAGTGCAAAAGTTGAAGAAAGAGTAGATTCTATTAAAGAAGAAGTTGGTGGAATTAATTCAAAATCTTTAGATAAGATAAGAAGTGAAATCTTTTCCATGTCGGAAGATTTAGATAATGTAATTAAAAAAGAAATTCCTAGGTATAAGACATTCTTTGCAGAAACTGAATTAAAGACAGAAAAATCTTTAAACTTTTTTACCGAAGAATTTAAGAATAAAATTCAAACTGTTGAGAAGGATTATAAAGAAAAGGTAAGTAATCTGAATGATACAGTTCAGGAATTTATTAATAAAGAAATTCCAAAATATAAGAATTTAATTGTTGAAAATAAACTTGAATCTGAAACTCTAATCAATACTCTTAAAGAAACTTTACAGAAAGATGTAAAATTAATAAATGATCAATTATCATTAGTAACAGATGATTTGGAAAGTGGATTTGCAGAATCTTCTGAGAAGGTAGATAAAGGACTTTCTAATCTTCAAACAGTAATTGATGAATCAAAATCCAATATTAATGATATTTCATCATTATATGAAAATCTTTATAAGGATTTTAAAAAGAGAGAAATTCATGAGGATAAGAAACTAAATGAATTCAAATATAATATTGAAACCATCTCTAATAAGGTAGATACTCATGCTATAGATTATGATACCAAATTGAGAAATGAAGTTGGATTACTTGAAGAAGGTGTTGAGTCACTTGAAGTGGATGTAACTAATAAGATTAAAGATTTAAAACTTGTTATTTCTATAAATGAAGAGCACATTAAAAAGCAAGATAAGTATATTGATGAGATAAAAAAATCTGTTAAGAAAACTGTTAGGTCATTAGATATTGATCTCTTTGAGAAAAAGAATAAGAGTTTAGTTAAAAAGATTCTTTATATTGAAAATGTATTAGAGAGTTTTAAGGAAAAAACTCTTACAGAAGGTCTTTTAGATGTTCCACCACAAACAAATAATTC